TGGCCGCCAGGACTATCAGTGGAGACACGAGCCTATTCTTTATGGTTGGAAAGAAGGAGCTGCGCATTACTTCATTGATGATAGGAGTCAGGATACCATCTTATTGGAAGATGAGCTGGACTTTGAATCAATGAAGAAGCAGGATTTGATCACATATATCCATCAGATTATTGACAGTCAGAAAGATAAGACAACGGTAATCTTCGAGAACAAACCAACAAAGAACGACGTGCATCCAACAATGAAGCCAGTAGCGCTGATCGGAAAACTAATGAAGAACTCAAGCAAGCCAGAATGGAACGTCCTTGATTTATTCGGAGGCAGCGGATCAACGCTCATGGCAGCAGAGCAGCTGAACAGAACAGCATTTCTGATGGAATTAGATGAAAAATTCTGTGATGTGATCGTTCGTCGTTGGGAAAATTATACAGGAGGAAAGGCTGTGCGAAAAAGTATCAGTCAAGATCTAGAATTATGAGCAAAATAGACATCAGATTGGGGGGGGGGCATTTATGAGTGAAAATAAAGGCAACTTTCAACGAACTGAGACAATAGCACAGCTTTTTGGCGTTTCTGTAAGGCGCATCCAGCAACTTACTCAGGAAGGAATCATCAAGACAACGAAGATCATCGACGAAGAAAGTGGAAAAACAGTAAGAAGATACGATCTGGTGCCAACAATTCAGTCTTATATTAAATATTTATCAGATAAGGCGTATGGAAAGCAGCATCGTACAGACAAAGAAATCGAGCTCCGAGAGCAAAAAATGAGAGCAGATGTCGCCCTGAAGGAGTCACAGGGTGAGCTTCATCGATTAAAAACAGATATCGCAGCCGGAAAATATATAGCAATTGAGGAAGTAAAGATTGACTATCAAAAATTTTTCGTAG